AGATATTTGATTTTGGCGCGGGATCCGACGAATATCCCGAATAGGTCTGCAGGAAGGTCTTTCCCGCTCGTCATTTGTTCTTTCACAAAAGCGTTTAGCGTCTGTGGATGAACACTCTCTTTAACAGCAGGGTCTAACCCTTTCTGTTTGAGACTTTGAATAGCGTCATTAGCTTTATCGCCTTCGTCCTTACCGAAACGTAAGTTGACTTCGTGTTTGATAATGCCGCCATGATTATTAGATAAAAGCCATGCATGGGCTGCTTGACGATTTTTTTCAGAGATATAACCTTTATAGAATTCGTTAATAGTTATTTTCGCACCATTAGTAAGTACAATCTCTTTGAGGTTAGCTGTTTGCATCGCCTCTGGTAAAGATTCTTCTTCGTACACTCGTAAGGCTTCTTTTTGTGTTTTTAATAACACTTCCGTTTCTTTAACTTCTTCTTGTAGTTTTTGTAACTGTTGAGCTATAGAACTAATTTTTGCGTACTCGCTATCGAGCGTCGTTTCGTTCCATTCCTCTTGAGAAGAAGTACCTGTTAGTTCTTCAAACGATAAAGTTTTATCTTCATCACTGGACATATAAATCTCCTAAATCAGTTTCGTCAGGGTAGGTATTTCCACGAATAGAAAAAGCTACTGGGTAGTAAGTCATATGCTGACGATCCCATTTTAAAACTCTATATCTACCGTTTTTCTGTGCAGCTATCGCGCAACAAATTCCTATTGCTGCGGGGTCGCCCATTAACAATAAATAATCGTCGTCATTAAAATCTAGTAGTTTTCTTTTGAGCCTGTTAACTTCAGGGCCAGTAGATAACATAAGATTGGTTTTTGCTGGTAGCAAAAGTTCTAAGTCGCCGTACTTATGAGCAGGGACTAAATTACGTCCAGGAACTTCTTGGACTACATACACTGTCATTTCTAATTTCTCCTTTATAGACGTTTACCTTAACCTAGCGCCTTTTCGAGAGTAAAGGGCTATTTCCTATTAGCTATCTGGAAATTTTATTTTTTATAAAAAAATTTATAAATCGCTTTAATAGAGTAATACCTCTAATAGATTCAATGTTAAGTGCTTGTTCTTACTAACGATTTCATAGAGAGGAAAACTAATAGGAACTATTAGAAGTATTAAGAGGCGTCCCGTAAAACGGAACAATTTATTTATTTTCTAAATTCTATATACTTACTATTAGAACTTAGAAAGGACTAGCTTTGAAATACCAATTTAAAACGGAGCCGTTTGCGCACCAAAAAACTGCACTATTACGTTCATGGAACAAACCTAATTATGGTTTTTTCATGGAAATGGGTACAGGTAAATCAAAAGTATTAATAGATACGATCGGTATTTTGTACGGTAAAGGTGCAATTAATGCTGTTGTTATCGTAGCGCCGAAAGGCGTATATCGGAACTGGTCTACGAAAGAGATACCTGACCATATGCCTGACTATATAGATACACATATCGCGGTATGGTCACCTGCACCCCGCAAACAAGAAAAAGCAGATTTAGTAAAACTATTTCATACTGATTTAGATAAACTCAAAATATTTTTAATCAACGTCGAAGCGTTTAGTACACCGAAAGGTGTAAAATTTACTGAGAATTTTATCCTCAGTCATCAAGTATTGTTCGCGGTAGATGAATCTACAACGATTAAAAACCCGAAAGCCTCTCGCACGAAAGCGATTACGAAACTAGCTAAAAATACAAAATACCGACGCATCCTTACTGGGTCACCAATTACACAATCACCGCTAGATTTATATAGCCAAACAGAAGTTTTAGATACAAACCTTCTTGGCTATACCTCTTTTTACTCTTTCCAAAACCATTACGGTGAAGTAGTTAATCGTTATTTCGGTGGTCGGACTGTACGACAAGTCGTTGGGTATCGGAACTTAGACGAACTATCACAAAAATTAGATAGTTTTTCTTACAGAGTTTTAAAAAGCGATTGTCTAGACCTGCCGGAAAAACTTTATATCCGTCGGGATGTAACCCTTACTGCCGAACAAAAGAAACTTTACAGTGAATTAAAAGAGTTAGCGATTACTGAACTAGCTAATCAAGAAACCGTTAGTGTTACGAATGTACTCACGCAACTACTTAGGTTACACCAAATAGTTTGCGGTCATATTAAAAGTGACGACGGCATAGAAACGCCGATTAATAATAATCGTATCGACGAACTTATCGAAGTTATTGCAGAAATGCAAGGTAAAGTAATTATTTGGGCGAACTATCGCCAAAACATTTTAGAGATAGTAGAAACGCTACAAGGTTTGTTTGGTGCGGATGCAGTAGCTTCTTATTTCGGAGATACAACTCCTGATGAACGAGAGCGTGTAATTAAACAATTCCAAAACCCTGATTCACCGCTTAGGTTTTTCGTAGGTAATACGCAAACAGGGGGTTACGGGATTACGCTTACCGAAGCGCAAAACGTAATTTATTACTCGAATAATTTCGATTTAGAAAAACGCCTACAATCAGAAGATAGAGCGCACCGTATCGGCCAAAAGAACAACGTAACTTATGTTGATCTCGTTGCTAAAGATACTGTAGACGAAAAAATCGTAACGGCTCTGCGTAATAAACTTGATCTCGCCCAAGAAGTCTTAGGCGATGATAAATGGGAAGATTGGTTAACTTAACAGTGCTCGTAATTCATCAGCTGCTTGTTCTACAGCCATTAGAGCTTGTTCAGGTGAACCCGATATTTGTAACGCAGAAGTCGCTATACCAGTAGCTACGTCTTGAGTAGAAAAACTATCTTCCATTTCGTCAGGCATCATCGGTTCTTCTTCCATAGCCATAAGTTCACCTAATCTATCATCTTCCATAGGCGGTTCTTCGGCCATCATTGAGGGTGGAGGCATAGGTGGTTTAGGGCCAGCCGCAGCGGGAGGCGGAGGCATCGGCATAGGAGGCCTCCCACCGGCAGGAGGAGGGGGGATTGGGGAACTACCGGCAGGAGGCATTGGACTAGCGCCAGCTCGTAATTGATCTAAACGATTCGGCGGGTTATTCATTGGAGGTATCATATTTAATTCCTTGGTACGTTAGGCCGGAAAGCATTTTGGAACGGTTGTACGTTTGTATCGAAATTTGTTAAATCCATTATACCATTAGAAACTTGACCGCCCATATTTCTTTTATCAGGGTTATACGACATACCGCCAGTAAACGGATTATTATACATCCCGCCCATAAACGGCTGATTTCTTTCGTTATATTCTTCAGGGCTAAACGGTTCGTTAAATTCACTATAACTCGGCGTAAATGTTTTTAAATACGAGGTAAATGGGTCTGCGCCTTGTGCTTCGCGCTGTCCTTCAATAAGGCTCGCCATCGGACTACCTCCCGGAAGGAACGACGTACCCGAATCAAATTGTGAAGTAGACCCTGTTCGTGGGCCGGTAGGCGCGGACGCTGCATAAAAGTTTTGTACTTCTTGTTTTGCATCAGAGATTTGTTGGTTTACTGCATCAGCTTCATATTGTGACGTTACGTTAGCATATTGACTTTCTAAATCTGCAATACGTTTAGTTAATGCATCAATCGTTGTACTAGAATCTTCAGGTAAATACGCTTCTAATTGTTCAGGTGTTAAATAGTTTTGAAATAAACTTTCTAATCCTTGTATATCTTCTTGGGTTGCGTAAGTCGACATGTCGAGACCCGCTAACCCTTGTTGAACTAATTCATTAATTTGTTCTTCGGTTAGTGATGCTGCGATACCTTCTGCATCCGTAGCTTCATCGACTTCTTGACCGATAATTTCTCTTATTTGGTCTTCAGTAAGTAACCCTTGACTAAAAAGTTGCGCTAATTGATCTTCAGATAATTGATAATTACCAATTAAAGTTTGGACTTGTTCTTCTGATAAAGTCCCGTCTTCAATTAACCTTTGTATTTCTGCGCCGGTTAATTGGCCTGTACGAAACCGCTCATCGAAATCATCTGAATCTTGGGGACTCGGCCCAGGATCCGTAGGTTCTTCTTCTTGTTGTTGCGGAGGGGTAAAAGTATCGAAATCAGGTTCACTAGCTTCCCAAGCTGCGAAGTCTTTATCATATTGTTTCTTTTTTCTATTATACAGTATTGTCGGCCCGATACCCCCTGACGGTCTGCGTGGAGCTTCTGGTTTCGATTGTTGCCAAAGTGCGTAAGCGTCTGCAAAAGTTGTCGGTTGTGCGGTACTCGTATAAGGGATCGTAGAAGTATCATTAGTAGAAACAGGAGCCGATGTAGTGGACGTATTCACGTTACCCGTCGCCCGAGCGATCTCGGGATTATTACGCATAAACGCTTCTAATTCGACATCGCCGCCCCTGTTCATTTGTGGGGGTTCGATTTCAACCATATCTAGATCAGGTAGCGGTGGTTCAAATATCTTAATTTTCATCGTCGAACATCCTAGAAAATAAGTCAGCGATACCTTCTACCGGCCCTTGCAATGCTTTTATCGCCCTGTCATAAGTATCTTCACTAGTTTCAGAACCAATATCTACTTCTCTAGCTACGGCTAACGCACCAAGAAACTTATAAAAATCTCGACGAGAAATTTCATTTGCCCTATTTTTAAGGAGTGCGTCAAGTTTAGTTGGATCAGCTAAAACTTCTAGTAGGTCACTTTTCGCTTGATCACGATACCCCATCATTAAAGCAGTAACTTGCCGACCTGTTTGCGTCAGTGGGGGGATAAAAATTCTTTGAGTAAACGAAATCTCTTGTAAAAAATCATCTATTGTTTGATTAGCTGCTGGGCCTTGAGACATAGGACTTCTTGCTGACCTTCGTACCCCACGATCTAAAATTTGTGCTAACATTCGCAAGTTTTTCGCAAACTCTAGTCCTTCTTCTTTACCAAGTAGAGGGCCAAAGATTTGGCCTAATTCGGAACTACCCTCTTGTCCACTTCTTACGCCACTTTGTATAAAATCAATAAAACGGTTTACGTCTAACCCTCCAGAAAACATCGTGTCTCCTGCGGTTCTAGTCGTTTCAAAGTTCTTTTGGAAAAAGTCTCTAGTTAGTGCTATAACATAAGGCCGTAATTTGGGGTTTTGTTTAATTAGTTCTCCAAACTCTCGACGAGACATCTCTGCTGCACCAGTTAATCGTGCACTACGGCCTTGTAATAAGAAGTCGCTAATAAATTCAGCGGGAGATTTGCCTAATTTCTTTTCTAATTCCAATAATTCTTCAGCTGCTTCAGCAGTATCTTTTAGAGCCTGCTCTTGAACTTCTTGAAAATTAGTTAGCTTTAAAAACTGAGCTTCAGGAAATAACGCTTTTAATTGATCAGAATTCTTTTCTAAAAATTTAGCATAGGCTTTATTTTGTTCTGCTAACGGTAAGCTGCCCATAGACTTACGCATATTCTCGATAACTAACTGACGCAAGTTTTGCATACGGACGATAGAATCAGGTAGCTGATAGATCTGATCTAATAACTGAGTAATTTGCTTAGGGCTAGAAGATAAAACGAAATCGGCTATTTCCGAGGGTTCTTTATCTACTAATTCACGAATAAATCTTCGCTCAATAGCCTGATTAGCCTGACGTAACCTAGCTTGAGCTTCAATTAATGGGCCAGCTATTTCTTGTACTTTTTCTCCAAGCACTTTAGCAGTAGGCGCTTCAATCCCTTCAGCTGCTAATTGTTTACGCGCCTGAAAAGTAATTAAATCATCTATTTGCGCTTCTACTGCATCGCGCAATTTCATCGCTACTTCTCTAACTCCTCGGTCAGAGCTTTCCATAAACAAACTGTTTAATGCGTTTTGCATTCCTGCTAACTGTCCGAAATTTAAATCAGCCTGCTTTAAAAACTTGTTTCCTCCTGGGCCAGTTTCCATCCTAACGCCGAGTAATTGTTTTAGGATGCTGACCCCGTCTCGCATCGGGATCATACTTTTAATTACATCCGACGCTTCGACTTCGCCTAAAGTACGCATAATCGCGTCTTTATCTTCGCCAGCGTTAAATGCTGCGCGAAAAGCTGGAATTATTTGCGTCGCTGAATCAGTTTTACGATCGTATTTAAGACCTGATAACGCATCTATTTCTCTAGCTACTGAGTCTTTTGCAGCGTTATACGCTTCGTCAGATTGAGCTAAAAATTCAGGACTATTACGTTTAAAAATCAAACTTCCTGATTCTTGGTCTCTCGTAAACGTAGAACCTAGCTCATCAATCGTAAGCATTTGCTCAGGAGGCTGTTCAGGTAAAACTTCGTCTAGTTTTGCGCCTTCTTCGATATCGCGGATCTTGAGTTTCGCAGCTTCCGCAGCCTGTGCTGCGTAATCGTCCTGTTGTTTCTTTAAAAACTCACGAAAATCTGTATATGAAATACCCTTTAGTTCAGGGGCGTTTTCAGTAAGCTCCTGCCAAAAATTAAATGCAGCATTTTCGTTATTATTAACGACGTCTTCGTAGGCTTGTCTGCCTTTAGCAGTAGTAGATAGCTGTGAAAATAATTCTATCTCTAACGATTTTAAGAAATCGTCTTGAGTAAGTTCCCCTGCTGTTGGGCGATACTTTGCTACTGAGTCTCCTACCGCACGAGCCGCTTGCCGAGTTCTTTCCGCTAATTCTTGGGATGTAAATTCTTCGCCAGTTCCTTTTGTTTTAACTTTAGCGATAGACGCTCGTAATCTATCTATTACTGGCTGCGGGATATTAGAGCCTGTTATAGTTTTCCATACCTGACCTAGTGTTGCCATTGTCGTACCAACAACAGCTGCACCAGCTCCACCTAAAAGAGCAGCCAGCCCTGCATCTTCGAAAGCTCGTTCGATAGATACATCATTAATACCTTTAGCATTGCCGTAAGCTAATTGTGCAAATCTTCCTATACCTGCGGAAAGCCCAGCAATTGCAACTGTACCTGCTCCACGACCGGCTTTACGACTAAGCGTTGTTTGTTCGACACCTTCACCGATTAATTTACCTAAACCTTTTAATCCGACAGCTTCAGCAACTAGAGCACCCATCTCCTGCCCTAATGCTGTAATTAATCCTTCTGTTCCAGCTTCTAAACCAAACTGAGGACGTAAAGGTACGAACCTGCCGTTAGTAGACTCATCACGGATCGCGAGTCCCATACTTTTATCGCGAGGATTGATATATCTAAATTCAGCGTTAGGTGATTCTTGTTCTAATAACTTTTCAGCTTCGAACGGCGTTATATTAATCGGAAAGAAAAATGCTTTAACGCGCCAAGGAGAATTTTTATCAATAGAACCACTAGGGAACTGGCCTTGCATATATTTTCTGTAAAAACTTTGGTCGCCCTGATAAATTACATCTGGATCTATGCCAAACGAAACAAGTTTTTGACGCTCCTCTTCATCGAGTATAGACTCAGTAAATCCGGAGTAATCCGTAGCATCTTCTTTAACAGGAAGTTGAACAGGCGCTGTTGCTCCCATTCTTGCAGGAAACAGTCTACGTCGGGGTTGCGGTTCGGCTACCGTTTCTAAAGGTGCGGTATTTAAACTTAACCGAGTTTGTTCTACATCGTCTAGCGGTAAATAATGCAGTAAATACTTATTTACAGCATTAGCTATTTCTATATCGTCATCGTCCACAAGTGCAAGAGCTTGTTCGTCTCCTTGTTCCGCCTGTTGTTGTAAATATTCTGATTCTAAAAAAGAATTTAAACGGACAGGGTCGTTCTCGAAAATCTCACCAATGGTAAAGTTACCTTCCCCACCAACGGGAGCGGCAGTTAACTTTTCCTTAAAAGCATAGAACTGCGGAGTTTGCAAATACTCGTCTAAGACTTGGATACTTGGATTCTTGCTCATAGTATCTGCGTCTACTTAGTTTGTTACGCGGATGCGAGGTTGATACGGCGTTACTGTAGACCGTGTTTTACGACCAGTCGACCCAAGGTCAATATCGCTTTCGCCAACTAAATTAATCTGGTCTTCAGTAATACCGTAATGTGGGAAAATATCTTGCATATAACGGTTATATAAAAGTTCTCGACTTTTTAATCTTTCTAAAATCGGAACATAGCGGATACGTCTATTTTCTTTATCATGTACAAATTGATATGCTGCGTTGTTTCCTGCAACCCTATTAATCGTTGTTAATACGTCTGCAGCAGCTTTTTCTTGTTCCTTCTCAGTCGAAGCAGGATCTGCTATTATCTGTAGAAGCTCCCTAGGAACTTGTAAAGAACCCACTAAATAAGCGTTAGTTCTTACAATATCGGGCTTAGTGTGTGATCTAGCTCGGTTTGCCAAATCTCTAAACGGCCCATCGTCAAAAGTTTGAAAACGTCCTTTAACAAAATTAGTCAGCTTTTTACCGACGAGTTTAGCGTTAGTATCGCCAAACCCTAGTTGTTCTAAGAAGTTAATTACGTCTTTATCTGAAAGAGACGTACCTGTTTGGCCATCTGCTGCTGCAGCAGCGTAAGCAAGCCGTAATTGACCTGCTGAAAGTAGTCCTCTTTTTACAATGATATCTTGAAAACTATCGTCGTCTAAATCTGCTTGTGTAAGTCGGTTACTAACGCCTTGGTCTTTTGCTCGGGATTGCACAACTTTTAAGGCAGTAATAAGTTCTTGTTTAGCTGCTTCTTTATCCTCGTCAGAAGCTGACTCACTGTTCACAATCTGACTAAAATTATTAGATGCAAGTAGTAACTTAGTTAGACTTACTGAAGATCCCGTATCTTGACCTTGATCATAGATAATTTTACCTACCGAACGATTAGACGAAGTCTCAATTAGATTAAACGCCGAATTAATTTCTTTTCTCAATCTATCTAAAAATCCAGGAACACGACCTATATCAGTTAAAAGTTCCGGTTTCGTTTCCGCTTCCATAGCAATCGGAATAATTTCCGAAGCAATATTCGCTACTTCAAAAGTAGCTAATTCACGATCCAGCCTACCTTCAAATTGTTTTACAACCGCAGGGTCAGAGCCATCTAGTTGTTGTAATTCAGCTAGTTCTTGATCGTAAGGAACCCAATTATCACCGAATTCCGCTCTTAACGACTCAGTAGTGGTGCGTTCGTTATCGCCTCTGCGATTACGGGGATCTTTTAACAATATTCTAGAGTCTCGGCCCTCTGGGGTTTGCATAAATTGAATTTGCCCAAACCCTACCTGACGATGCACTGTATCCCACAGTTTCACGTCTTTTGGTTTTCCTGGATCAGTGTCGTCTAAAGTAAGCGATTCACGAATAAAGTATTGCCCTTTAGGAACAGGTACTTCTGAACCATCTTCTCCAATAACGAAATCAACTGCAGCGTCCCCTTGACTAAGAACATAACGGGTAGATTGATCAGGAGAGATTAAAGCAGTACGCTTAATTGGTGCAAACGTACCATCGTCTTGTAATACTGCGCTATATGAAATCTTACGGGTAAAATTACCTACGTCTGCTAATTTTTGACCTCGCGCAGTCTCTCTTGCTAAATACGCTTTAAGTCTTTCTTGATCTAAAGCCCCTTCTAATTTCTTACCCGATTGTGCAGCAGAAATAAAAGAAGCAACAGAGCCGTCGTCTTCGTCTGCGAAAGCTAATGCAGGAGCGTAGGTCAGAAGTTCACTGAGACCTTTTCCTAATGTGGTTTTTTGTCGAGGTAGTCTTGTTGACGGTAAAGCAGCCTCTACTCTTTGACGCAGTTTTGTTTGTTCTGCTAAATAAGGATCAGTAGGGATAGCTGTGCCAGTAGTCGGATCGACAATTCCAAATTCTTGTCTAACAGCAGGGTCTGATTTAAATAGTTTATCTTCCAAACCTGGGATTTTTGCAAGACCCGCGAGTCCTGCTTCAGCTAAAAACGGCGAGGATGCGCCTAACAGCGCACCAAGGATCTGTTTTTTAGGGTCTTTTTCGTCGCGTTGTATTTGTGGACGAGGTGTAGGTGCAAATTGAACTGAACGTACAGGCGTAACTTTAGGTGCTTGAACTAAATTAGCAATACCCCCGCCACCGCCGCCGATATTAAAACCGAAATTACCTCGACCTTTAGCCATGCTACGCCCCTAATTTACGCGAAGCCATCGGGAAACGAGCGTTTACTATCCCGCCCATTCGTCTTTTTTGAGGTACTTGGAAACCCATTTTCCTAACAACTTCAGGTGCTTTATTAGCTAAAGAAGCTAAACCTTTATTTCCTTCAGGTATCGGTTTACCGCCTGTCGCCCCGCCGCTTTGCATCCCGAAAGTGCTATACCCAGTAGTACCGTATGGATTTTGTTGGGTTGCGCCAGAATAACCAAAGCCTCCAGCTAGAGGGCCAGCACCAGTTAAAAAATTAGCGTAACCAGACATTAACTGTTGCGGCATATTATATTGCCCAACAAAGTTTTGGTAATTTAAATCCATTAATGCTTGGTTTCTAGCTCGGTCCATCGCGCCGACGTTCATCATCGAAGAAACGTCTCCCTGTCGGAAACCTACTTCTTGGCCAGCTAACCCTTGCATTGCGCCTGCAGCACCTGTTTGCGCTCCAGATAATTGACCTGTTAACCCTTGTAATTGTCCCGCTGTACCAGAACCAAAACCGTATAGTTGCGAACCAGCACCAGTTAAAGCACCTGCTGTACCCATCCCAGCTCCGTAGCGTTGAGCACCTAAACCGCTTAATAACGAAGATAAACCTGATTGTGCACCGCCTACTTGTGCGCCTAATCCTGATTGCAGCCCAGCGGCTTGTGCGTCTGCTGCTCGTTGCCGAGCAAACTCATTCATCGCTGCGTCGCGAGAACTACCGAACCCAGCACTACGAATAGCGCCAACTTCTTTCATCATCGCTCGGGTAGCGGCGTCTGTAGATTCTTGTTGACCAAGTCTAGACCTAGCGCCTCCGAAAGATCCTTGACCTACTTCAGAAGCAAACCGTGCGATATCGCCTTGCGCTTGTCCTTTTTGAATATCCGCAATCGTTTGTTGTACAACCGCATCTTCATAAGGATCAGTATATTGACTAATACTAGAAGGGTCGAAATCTCTTTGACTTCGACGAATATCCCGACTCGCCCTATCTATAAACGGTTGTTGCGCTGTTACACTACGTCGAGCTGCTCGTTGCGCTCCTCTTAAATCACCTGTCAACCCTCGTTGAGCAGCTTGAGTCGCGCCTACCCCTGTACGAGTATAATCTTCACCTTGTTGTTGTGCTCGTAATTGAGCAGCTTTAGCTTCTGAAATACCTCCAGCTTGCGTAGCTAATGCTTCTTCGGTTAATCCTTGAGCGCGAGCTAAATACGGAGCGTATGCGCCGATACCTGCGTCTGCAAGTTGCATCGCATATTGTTCTCTAGGAGAAAAATCTGCAATCCGTTCGCCAGTATAAGTAAACGGATTAGTATTCTCTCCACCTGGATTTTCTAATTGAGATTGGTAGTACTGTTGGACTTGTGGGAATAACCCAAAACCCCCAGACGACCCTGTCCCGAATAACATATCATAAATACGTCGGTCGGGAGCTTGATAACTATATGCTGTTTCAGACATTACGCTTACCAAAGTTTATTTTATCAAGAGCCGCGATCCCTTTTTCAAAATCGCCGCCGCCCATATTTTTTACGCCTTTTTCAGAAACGACATATTCTCTATCGCTTGCCCATATTGGAACTAAATCTTCTTTTGGCCCTCCTGGGCCATCGACTTCGCCGCCTTGTATAAACAATTTACGATTAAGTACAGAACCTTCTTCAGGTTTACCACCTGCAGCCATACCGATACGTTGTGTTCTAACTTGCGAAGGTTGGAATCTTGGGCGGGGTGCACGGAAAGGCGTTCTACCGCGATCTTTATCACGACCGCCGATTGCTTGCCCAATAATTTTACCAACGTCGTTGCCTGATCTTTCTAAAACCCTAGCTACTTCAGGATTATCTTCTAAATACTTTTGGAACTTTTCTAAGCGAGTAGCCTCTGGGAGTAAAGGGTTATCAGTAGGGTTTATAGTTATCGGAGAGTTGACTGCATCGATGACCTCTGTGACAGATGCAGAAGCAGTCGGTTCAACTCCTGGAACTGCGGCTGCGTCAAGAGCGGCTAAACTTTCTGTCGCAGCTTCTCCACTAAGTTCCGTCGGAGCACTTGCGAAAACATCCGCGATACTACTACCAACATTACCTATTCCTTCTACAGCAGAAGAACCAAGCTTTGCGAGAAACTCAGCTAACCCACCAATAAACGCTTCTTTAGGCATTTCTTGTAACGGCGCGTCGACACGTTTACGGTATTCTTCGTTAAGTGCATTAACTAATCGTTCACCGCCGATATTACCGATACCTGTATTAGCACCATACGTTGCGTATTTATTAAGAATATCCATCGTAACGTCGCGAGGTAGCCCAATATCTTCGCCTTGCTCCATAAATTTCGTAGCGTTAGATTCTGGGTTCATCATCGAAGTAATCAACGAAGAACTTTGTTCGTCATCGAAAAGTCGTGTCATGATTTTTTCTTCTTAGCTGGCTTTTTCTTTTCTGTTTTCTTAGCAGCTTTACCGCCTTTCATAATATCTTTATCGACAGTAGCAGCTTTACCACCTGTTAAAACAGAATTTACACGAGCCATAGCCCATTGGTGCTGTGAAGTTCCAGGACGGTGTCCTGTTTTATACGCAGCAAGCCCTCGTTTATAAACGCGAGACAGTTGACCAGCGGTTACTTTTTTGCCTTTTTTACGAGCAGCTTCCGCTTTATTAGATAGAGCTTTTTTAGTTTTATCTGAAAGACTCATGACTTCGTGCCAAACCTCTCTTTAAACCTGCGAGTATATTTAGACTCAATGGTTTTCCTACGCTTACCTTTTTTCTTATCAGTAGAAAATTTATAAGCTGAAGGATCGTCCATCGCCTTCTTTTTATTCCTAGCTATTTCTTTCTTGCGCTTTTTCTTTTCTTCCGCAGAAAGCCCAGCTAAGTATTTCGCAGGGACTTTAGGTTTTTTCTTCGTCTTTTTCATGACTATAAAGCTACTACGATATTACCATTCGTAACAACTTGGACTGTGCCTACGCTCCCTGTTGCACTCAGCCCTGACGTACTTGGGGTCGATAAATTCTCCCAAATATTACCCAAATATACTTGAAGAACGCCTTCGGTAGTATTCCAAATAATATCTCCATCAGCAAATTGTCTTTGATCACGTTCTGGGCTTGTAAACTGTGGGGTCGCACTAGGGTCAAAAGCATCTAAATTTATCTCTAATATCCGGACAAACCTGTTAAAAGTTTGCGCATCTACTAGCCGCGAATAATACGGATTTAGTAAAGGCAATCTGCCCTGCAGCAGTTTTGCCATTATCGTCTACCGTTAGGCTGTAAATCTAAACGTGTTGCACCTATAACAAACCCAACCCCTAATCGTGCTCCCGTATCCGCATCATCATCTGATTCAAACCGTACTGCGGCTTGCCTAGCCCTTGCACGAGTATCAATTTTCGTCGTAGACGCTGTAAATGCAGTCGTTTGATCGGTAGTTAAACTTTCTCCTGGAAAATTTCTAGCTTTTAAAACGACGTTTAACGTCTGTGTAGAACCACTATCCCCTGTAAATTTAACATCAGGAATAAATCTACGAATAAATTGGAATTCTTCGCCATCTCCGATATCGAAATCTGCACTTTCGATAAATACGTTATCCATCGGGACACCGTCATCGTCGTGCCCTGTTTCGTGGGAGTAGATATAATTTCTATCGTCTGCAAATCCTGCGGCTCTTGGAAAAGCGACGATACCTTCGTCTAACCAAGCTGTTCTAGATAACTCTCCTATAGCCCACGTTCCTTCGACATAATTAAACACTACATATTTACTAATCGTAATGCTATTCGCAGCACAGTAAAACCAACCGACTTCATTAAATTGTTTATTTAAAAATCCAAAAACTTGGAATGCTTGTTCTGAATTAAGATCGTCGAATACAAAACTATGGACACTACAAGGTAAAGGAACTACTGACCCGTTATAAGTGTAAAAACCTTTTTTATCCATCCAATAAACGCCAGTAGGCGAATTAATCGCAGCGTTAGGCCCAATCAAACTAACACCTTCGTTTACTAGCGTTAACCCGAAAGTATTCGGTGGGCCAATAAACTGCAAACTATATAAAGCTGCGTCTGTCCAAACTAATGTTTCTTGTCTAGCTCGTAACCCGCCGATAATTTCTGAACCTGCAGAACAACGAAGAGACCCTGCGGTATTAGTAGCTCGAGGTTCAAAATCTAACGGGTTTTCTTGATCAGAAAACGCGATTAATAAAGGATCTATAGCTCCTGAACGAACAGAACCGTCCATAGGATCTGCACCTAATACGATAACGTGTCTATCAATATCAGAAACTAAAACTTGTAAACCTAGCGTTGGGACTTGATTAGCGTTAGCGATACTTGATAAAGCTACGGCTCTTTGACTTGAGGAAGAAAAATCCCAGAAGAAAACGCCACCTGCTCTAACATTAACGATTAAATCTTCGCCAAAATTATCTATAGACCATAGTCGTAATTGATTATTAGCGGCTAACGAACTGGTAGACCCCCAAGTACCTGACCCCCAAGCCCCAGCACTCCAACCTGTGCCGGAGACAAATACATCTAAGCCGACGCTAATTTGATAAGCTCCAATCGTAGAGCTACCTCCGTTACCAGTATCAGATGAATTAGCTGTAACCGTAACGCCGTCCGTATCTTTTGCTGTAATTGTAAATGCGTTAGCGGAAGTAACAGCAGTAACTTGATATTCTTGATTTAAAACAGCCGCAGTAATATTACCGCCTAAAGAAGCAGCGCCAGAAAAAGTAACGAAATCGTTTAAATCTGCGCCATGAGCAGTATCTGTAACAGTAATAGTTGAAGAGCCATCTGACGCAGAAAAAGTAACATCTCCAGCACTTGTTGTAGATCTAATAGGAGTAATGTCGTTATAATTATCTCCTTCTTGCCAATACAATTTAAATGTTGTACCTATCGCAAAAATACGAGTACCATTTAATGTAACGTATGCGTGAAGTTTTCTACCTTTTCCTTGTATAGATGAAGTGAGATATTTAACCCAGCCTCCTATTTTTTCGGGTAATCCTTTACGAAACCGAACTAAATTAGCATCAAACCAACCACCTTCAGCAGTATAGTCAGTACCTTCTTTATTTATCCCAGGATTAAAAATAAATTTTTGTAAAGGCATTACTGATATTCACCTGTACGGATCATTTCGGTTACTCTAACCGCACGATTACCTACCTGTTCTGCCCACCGGCTATCTAAAAACTCGTCTGCCGCGATATCAAACTGCTCTCTCGACATAGCTTCTAACGCTTTGATAAAACCTCGTAATCTAGTTAATCCGAGGTTAAAACAAATATCTATCATCGCATCTTGTCTAGCTTCTGTTAAAGCATTAAACCAAAAATATGTATCTTTAAGCTCTTCTTTAACTCGTTCAATATCGTTTTGTAAAAGATAATCTATTTCATTATCAGATAATCCGAGACCAGATTCAGAAATATTCCTACCAACACCGATCGTTTCATAACCAGCAGAACATAAATAAACTTTAGATTTTACGCCTTCATGCCGTTTAATCATCTCGACTAGCTTACTCATTACTTTTCTCTAGCTACTTGATTAACTTTTTCATATGAACGCATAGCGCCTAAACCAAGCATTCCCATCATAACTGGGACGAGTAATGTTGTATCTACTTCTGGTACATCTATCCAGATACTAATTATATTAGCGATAATAGTGTTATAGAGTAAACCTAATGCACAAATCCACCCGATCGCAGGTCGCCATCCTGCGACAAACAAGCTCTTGTGTGCCGCTTCCATCTTATTAATTTCGAGCTGACCTTTAAGAGCTTCTTGAGCGTGGCGCTCTGACATGGTGGCGATTTCGTGAGCCAACGCATTCTTCTGATCTTTGTCCTCTATAAACTTATCTAGCAACCCTGTAACTGGGCCAATAAGTTGTCCTACTAAACTCATGATTTATTTCCTATTTGACCATGCTTGTGCACCAAAAAACGCAGCTAATATACCTGCAACAGATACAAAATAGACTGCTGCCATATCGCCCAAAATAGACGCAGCTTGATTCATCCCGAAAAACTCACTAACAACTACAAGGCTTGGGTATAACAACATTCCCCAGAGAGCAAACCAACTCATCGCCCTTTGAGCGTCAGCCCGTTCATGCCGTAAGCGTAGCTCCTGCAATTCTCTGCTAGTCTGCAATTCTTCATCGGTAACTACGCCGTCACCATCCGAATCGTATTCCGCATACTCGCTACCATCTTCTAAGCGTTTTGCTGCCATCTTAGTCCCAGAAGTTTGTATTCGGCGCTGCATATTTTGGAATGCAGTACGCTGTTATATTTTGTTGTGACGACATTCTGTTGTTTTGCACGATTCGGTATTTACCGCTTTCTACCATGTAAGCAAAGAAGTTACATCTATCGATTGATCGAAAGAAAAACTGCTCATTTAACTGAGCATTATCTACTACAACGATGAGCAAAAATGCCATAATCATCCATAAATCCTAACAATAAACATAACAACTAAAGCAGCAATAGCTCCCCCAATTAACAAAGTAACTCCCCCCACTAAAATTTGATTTATTAGCCGATCTCGTTCTTTCTTTTTACGAGCAATCATCTTCAAGTGCGCTTGTCGGTCTAGCTCTTGCTGTTTTTTGGCTGCTTTGAAATCCTCCAATAATTGGGGATCTGCTACAAGTAGGAGGTCGTGAACCGACTGCCAGTGCCGCTCGTATTGCCTTTTCAACATTTGGAGCTTCAAAAGCTCGTTCTGCGTCAGAGGTTTAAACGTGCTTTGTCTGCGCTCTGCCTCAAAATTAGTAAGCCCTTCACCAAAGTCTGAGATCATTCCCATAACTTTGTGAACACCCTGCCCCGTCTCATTAGCCTGTGAGATCAAGCCATTGATGGCAGACAAAGTGGCGGAAGCCGCTGCGATGCTTTCAATCACCACCGCTTAACAATCCTGTTAGGCCAGTAGCTGAGGCAGAGCTACCGCGACAATTACGGTGACATATACGCCCCAAATCATCATTTCAAGACGATCAAACCGTTTCGTACCAGATTCAAGGCGTCTTTCAATAGCCTCGTAGCGCACGGCACATTCCCGCTCATGCGCTTCAATCTGAGCGATTGCCTTCTCAGTCGGTGTCACTGGAGCGTTCCC